ATTTGCTAATGTAATTACTGGTCCACCACCAACAGCGCCAGTTAAGTCTGCTGGTATATAAAGATACCCTAATCCAGTAGCTGGAGTAGTAAACACAGCAGTTAAATTGCCACCGGTATATGTATTGCCACTTTGTGTTAAATTACCAATAGTAATATTAGTATTTGTTGTATCGTATGTTACTGTATCAGCAACATAATATTTTACATCAGTGCCTAATGTCCAACCAGTTGTATTGATTGTATTACCTACGCTATCAGTAAAACCAAAAGGAAAAGTATAAGCCTCTCCTGTGTATATTTCTATACATTGCATCTCTGTGCCAGCGATTGTAATCGTCTTTGAACCGTTTAATAGTAAACTCATTTTCTTTTCCTTATCTTGTATTTATTGTTTTATTTTATTCTATATACATCTATGACGCAACTTACTACGTCCACTTTAGTAGATGAAAATAAATTTCTCATTGCTAATCCAATATTACTGACTGAATTACCATATGCCTGTAGAGGATAATTATCAATAATAATATATGGTAAATTAGCACTCATTTCTTGTGTTGTAACACCTTGGTCGTCCGTATTAATATTTCCGGTATCATTACTAAAACTTCCCCATGTTGCTAATTGCACTGTTGTTGCAGTATTGGCTACTAACTGAACACTATATTCGATTAAATATTGTTCTCCTGGATCTAATGTAGCAGTAGTTGCACCGCCACCAATCGACCACCAATTAGCATTTCCATTCGGAGCCTGTCTAAAAGTTGCGGCTAACGGAGTATATTGACCAGTACTGTTTGCAATATAACCATCAGTGGTAGCACTGGTACCTTGATAATATGGATAGTATTTTGTTGATGATACAGTGGTTCCATTTAAATAAACTGGCTGATTATAGTTTCTTGCAACGCCAGTTACGTTTACAGGGGTTGTAATCGTTGTTCCATTGTTAACAATATATTCAACGTGCAACTGTAATTGTCTTGCACCGGAATTTGGTGCCATATTAGTATAAGTTACGCTATTAGCATGTAAGTTAGCACCCCATGTGTATGGTCCACCAACATTACTGTTATAACCACTGTTGCCAACAGTAATTGCTGTTACACTACCGTAATAATTAGCTTGCGGCTTGTCATTAATGTTAATGCTTAATGCTTGACCATTAGTAAATGGTACACCATTTGCGGCATTTACAGTTGAATACAATACATGTGTTTGTATGTTTGCACTATTACCCAAATTAAATTTCATAGCAATAACTGAACCATTAGTTGGAACTGTACTTGCCATGTTAAATGAAACCACTGCACCACTAGTGTTTAATGGGTTAGTTGTAAACACAGGAGTACCTGGTTTATTACTAATATTTGGGTTGGTTAATCCTGTGTTACCATCTGGAACATAGTCATTAATCGGATCATTTGCATAAATTGTATCATTATATTGACTTGCAATAATTCTGGCACCTAAGAATCCTTGTGTATCTTTGGTCTCTTGTACTTGTGTTACACGAAATAGTTTTTGATTCCAACCATATTCTGCTAGTGTGACACGAACAACATCACCTGCAGTAATTTGTATACCACTATAATCTAACGCACAACTGATAACCAAATCTTCACGGCTTTGCAATAATCTGCGTTCACCTAAATACATTACTTGAATATAGTTATTGACCAATGGACTTTGCACAATCAATTGATTATTTGGTTCATTGGGACTCATCAGTTCGGGCTGATAGTCAACTAATTGAATCGTATTGTAGTTTGTTTGATCTTTGATGTTAGCATCTGGATATTGTACTTGCAAACTGTTATAGGTACTGTTTAAATCTAATGGATTAACATCAATACCACCAATCAAATTATTGTTGTCAATTGAATATAAATTACCAAGTATGGTATAATCTGTATAACTTTGATTGATAACAATTTTCCATTTGCCTGTTAATTCACTATACTGTAACCAACTATCGCAACTATCAACAATGATTTGTAAATTGGTTAAACAATTTTGTCCTGTATCGATAGGTCCATTGACACGATATCTTGGTTGACTTGCTGTACCGCCACCAACAGGTGTGTAATTTATTAATGCATCACTATATGTATTCAATGATGTTAAACTTGCAGTATCAATATTTGTTGGTGGAATGTTGCATCCATATCGATTATTAATAAAGTAATCATACAACACATCTCCTGGTTTATTTAATGGATTTTGTAATTGTACATTGATTTGACCCAAGTTAGTTGTGCTTGAGTGTGTATTATAAACAATCTTAACAATCATAAATGCTGTGTTAGCCATTTGTGCTGATTGTCCGCCAGTGGTATAGATAGGTCCATTCCATCTTTCGTCTACAGGAATAGCACTATCACTCATAATGTCTATTGCTGATTGCCCACCTGTATTGGTACCACTACTAGATCCATTAGGGAACAAATACATGAATAAATTACCACTGATTGTAGTATCAACTTGTGGAGGATTAGCATTGTTAGTTAATGAAATAACTTTCGCTGGATCAGTTCCATCAAATGCTACAAGATTTCCATTATAGTAAATATTACCAAACACTAGTGTATTTGGTGTTTGTCCAGGCATTGTACTTGTAACTTCACTTAATGCACATACATACCACATTGTTTTTTGGTCTGTACTTATCTTAGCATCAGTAATCGTAGGAGCAACATATGCACTACCATAAACGACCGGTAATGTATTGTTAGTTGCTGGTGGCAATTGTACTCTGGCACCTGCAGTTTGTGTACCTGCGGCAGTTGAGCCTGCTCTGTTTGAAAGTAATTTACTGATGCCAATTGTTAATAATGTTCTTGCGGCGAAGGCTGCAATAGTACCGGCAATTTCAAATCCAGTTAATGCTGTTACGAAGGCTGCTATGGCTGTGAAAATTGGCATCTTATTGGCTCCAGGTATGTTCTATTGGTTTATAACCAAAACGAGAATAATCTAGTGATTGACCTTCCATTTGACTAATTGTGTAATTTGTAATTCTGCCACTGTCACGCATATCATCACATAATTCTGTATATTTTTTTAATAAACGATATCCTGCTGTTGATCCACGATGTTCTATTTCTACCCAATATGCTATTTCATTCATTGTTAATTTAGTATTGTCCCACATGAATGGGCAACATATTGCAAGTAACATTCCTGTTAATTGATTATTTTTTTCACTAACTAAGGCAATGCCACCACCTGCAAGAATTATACTTAATATCTTAGTTGCTGTAGATTCATTTGTTACTTCTAAACCTTTAATTGTTCCACTGTCATGGTAGTTCCATAACATTTCTATCAATCTTGGAAGGTCAAATTTATTTGCTAATCTTATCATGGTCCTCCACCCTCAGTAGTTCCTGTGTTTGTAGCTGACGAACTAGCATCGTTGGCTGCTGTGCTTGTTGTGGCTGCTGTTCTAGTAACTGGCATACCAAAGTCAAAGTGTTGATCACTTAAACTATATATATTATTCATTGAACTGTCAGTTGGATCAAACTGTTGCCAACTTTTAGTATTTGTTTTACGACCAGCAATACGATTTTCTAGTACTGATTTATATGAACTTGCATTTATGGTAACTGTAAAATTATCTACTAAATCATGTCGTTCTTCAGCTAAGTTATAACTTGTAACAATACCAGTAAAACGATGGGCAGTATTAGATAAGTTAAAATTACTATCATAAAAGCCACGAATAATTTCTAGTTCACTACCACGAACTTTAGTTGCCAATACAATAGCAATATTATTACCATCTATACCTGAAAGACTGATTGAGGTATCAGCACTGGTAACACGAATATCACGCTGTTGGATACCTACACCAAGTAAACCACCTAATGGTGTATATACTTGACCATCAATTGTTTCAGCTTTATATGCGCTACTAAATGTATAAACACTTGTGTCTGCCGTATTCGCTACATCATTGTAAATTGTTAATTTAACAAATTCAGCACTGTTGATATTTGTTTTATTACCTGCTACTGCTGGGATAATATCCATTATGCGTCTCCTACGAACTCATATAACATAAAACTATCACTAAACTGTAGTAATGCATTGTTTTGTATAGTACCACTGCCTGTACGCTGATATCCGCCTACTATTAATTTGTACACAGGCATGTTAGGACAAAAGAAGTTAAATTGACATGTTGTGCCAGTTACAATACCTGCACCGACTACGCTGGTACTAATAATATTTGGTCTACTTGTTGTAATAATTACATTTGCTCCAGCACCACGCAAAACATCTTCTTCTGTAGTAAATGGGTATGGATGACCACTAATCTGAATTAAGTCATTCTTTTTAAATAATACAGTAGTTGCACCAACTGCAGGTAATCCAGTTAATGTTAATTGATTACCAACATAAGTTAAAACTGTACATGTTGCTATTTGACCAGCTGTCATGGCTCCTTGATATGCAAAGATCCATTGCAAATTACTGTTATTACCAAATGTAACTAATTGTGGAGTTGTTGTATCCAATGTGTCAAGTTCTTCCATCAATGCACGTGCTTCATTGTATTTAAAACTATTTGGCATGTCTAATGTAATCTTCCATGCATTAGTTGTAGGAGTTTGACTTACTCTTGGTATTTCGTTGCGTGTATATTGTATTCCAACAACGTTACGTCTGTTGATTTTGATGCCATTACATGCATTAATAATTGTTTGTAAACCACTCATCTTTTATTCCTTATCTGTTGCTATATGGCAATTCTTTTTGTGCCAATTGCATTGTACCTAACATTGTTTTACGATTCTCAGCAAAGAATGAAGCTACGCTTCTGCTATCAATTGCTGATACGTTGTATGTGTTATGTGTTACATTGTTAGTAACTGGACCACCAGCCATTAAACCACCATTGGGTATAATTGTACCAGATTGTTTTGGCATGAATAGTTCAGGACCTTTTTCACCAACAACGTAAGGTTGATTAGCATTAACATCTCCGCCAGCAGCCTTACCAAAGATAGAACCAAATATATCACCAAACATTCCGTCACTACCAAAAATACCTGCAAATATTTTACTTGCTTGTGCTTTTAATTCAATTTTTAATATATCTTGGATCATTGAACGTGCAAGATCACCAAAACTAAATTTACCTGTATCAACAAACTTATCAATAGCACTACCCATACTACTGAACATTGCGTTTACTGCATTTTGTGCATTCATCATGGGTTTCATGCTTTTTGCTATATCATCAAATGCTTTTGCCGCACCTAAATTAGCATTTTCACGTGTTGCTTGCTCTCTAGCCAATCCATCTTGTGCAATTGTTACTTTTTCATTTGCAACTTTGTTTGCTTGTGCAATTTCTCTGTTGGCTCTTTCATCATCTTGTTGTGTTACATTTTTTCCTAATGCGGCTAATTTATTATTGGCTGCTAGTACAGCATTAACTCGTTCATTTTCAATTTTCATTAATTCTTGTTTGATCTTTAATTCATCACCATACAATCCAATTAAATTATTTTGATTTGCTAACTCTTTAACTTGAGCATCTTGCACAAATATTGTGTTTAATAATTGTATATCAGCCATTAAATCTTTTTGCTTTTGAAGTTGTTGTATTTCATCAGTTTTAGCTTCTTTAGATAATTCAGCATTTCTTTTGACTTCAACTGCTTGTTCTCTTAATTGAGCCACAATAGCGCCAGTAACTCTTAAATCACGTTCTTTTTCTGGCACTGCGCTTTCTTTTTTAATCTGTGCATTTATATCAGCAAGTTTGGCATCACGTTGTTGGTCAATCATTAAACTGGCTTTAAGTATATCTCCCTCTTGCTGGCGCATACTAATTGTATCATTAATTCTTCTAGCATATGATTGGGCAATACTATCTTGTTGTTTCATTAATTCAGTAGTAATTTTCGCATCTGTAATAATTTTATTTTGTGCATCTGTCAATGCTAATGGACCTGTTTCTCCAGTACTAATCTTAGCACCTGCTTGATTCTGTGCAACAGAACCTGCCATGCGTTTGCCTTCTGCTTCAACTGCTAATCTAGCGGCAATATCACCTTTAATGCTATCAATGCCTGACTGACCTAATCCACCAGGTAACATACCAAGTAAACCAGCTTTGAACTTCTCCATTGTAGTAGCAGGGCCACTAAAGGCTTTGTTAATTGCAATTGCTAAATTACCAAAACTAGTTATTAATTTATTTTCTATAGTATTAGAAAGTTCATCAATAGCGTCACGATACTTGCCTAACTGTTTAGCCTGTTCATCTTTGAACACATCTTTAGCAACATTAATTTTACTAACATCAATCTTTGCGAAACTTTTACCCATCAATTCAACACCGGCGGCGAGGCGCAGTGCGGGATCTTCTATTTGTTTTAATCCTGCAATAACTTCTGGAAAGAGATCATCTGCTGATCGTAATTTACCATTTGCATCGCCT